CCTACGAGCACGGGTTGTATCTTTTTCATCAGAGCCCGAACCATTTGTTGCCTTAAGTTAGCATTTGCCTTTGACACCCAAGAATCTGGACCGGGTATCTCACCGTTCCTCAATGGGGACCCGCCGAGCGGATCACGCAGTCTGAATGTTGCCTGTTTAAATTATTTTAAAGTGTGTGTATTTGGTTCTAATAGCTGATGTAATTGTTGTGTGCTGGTGAATTTTTCTAGTTGCCAGGTTTTTAAGTTTAGATTGTGTTTATAGATTAATTCTTGTTGTATTGCAGCTTCTTGTACAATGTCAAGGTCAAAATGTGTCAAGTCCATACAATATCCATTCAAAATATAATCAACTATTTTGTCAAAACACCATAGAAAATTTAACCTATTGTAGTGTATCTTACGCCATTCTTGATAAATTTGAATCCATGTTGCAAATCTAACAGGGTCTATATCGAGATCCAGATAATCAAAAAGAGACCGCATGCAAAGATCGCCGGTGTTGAACAGCTCTAAACAGTCAACATCCCAGTGATCAATTGAAAGATCAACAAAGCGTGCAATTGAATTTTTTTCTTCGCGAACATTCAGTGCCAAAAATTCTCGTTGATCCCACACCTGGGTCAAATTCAAAGATTGGTATGTTTTGGCGCTGTCCTTAAAAAAATAATTGATGAAATCGTCGAGTTGTTCTTGGTTTGTCAAATTTGGCCGACTTGGGTCGATAAATGATTTTGTTGATAGATGCCGTTGGCGAAACGATGCTTGATACAATGAATTTTTTAATTGATTTGTTAGTACAACAGTTCTGGTTGCCACCCGGCCAACGTCGGTTATGGCCTTTTGCGTTTCTACAAAATCGTTTGAAGGTGGAAATTCTCCAAAGGTATGAAAGTACATGGTGTGAAAATCCGACGTCTCGCAATTCAACAAACTGGTCAAACAAAATTGAAACTCGTCATAACTGTTGGGTTGATTGGGTTTGAAATTATGGGCATTACTATTGGTCAGTGGATCAGACGGCAAATCAACCCAGTGGTTAATTTTATGATTAAAATACTGCGTATGTCCAGCCAGATAATGTATAGACCAAGTTAAAAATGTTCCGCCCACACCCGGGTCAGTAAGAATAACTGTTATTGCCATGGGTTAAATTTTTCCTTTTATATGGCTACCATGTATGCGACAAACTATCTGTCCGTTATAGTAGTCATCTGATTCCAGTACTCGATGATTAAATTGTTCTCTAGCTTCGATATAACTGCAAGCGGCCTTTGAATTGCAATAAAATAATATTTCTCTCGTGAAGTTGTCTGCGCCCAAGCGTTCGATGTCTTGATTGAGTTGATCGTTGCTACCATAGTATAGTTGCCAGTCTGAATCTATTTTGCTTCGGATTTTTTTGCGTTTCTTGTTGCCGTTTTTTAATTTTACTACCTTGTATGTTGTCTTGCTAAATTTTGCTAATTTTTTTCCAATATATTTCCTGCCTGTTACTTTGTTCGTGATTAGGTAAACAAACCCAACGCAATCTTCGGGCAACGTTTCGACGTGAGTGTTTTCATAAAGCCATACCATGGACTATTAATTATCATATTACCACTCGGTTGCGTATTTTTCATTTACCTTTGCCGCTGCACACTTAGTCTGGCATTCTTGCCACTCAAATTTTTTAAATTTTGTATTCCAAAAACTATCAGTTATTGCATCCGACAGTGTTCGGTGGTGTAGATCGAATTGTTTGACCAACTGTTGCCATTCTGAGTTGTGACTGTAGCGGTTGGCTACCCAGCAACAAGGGAACAATCTACCACGTGCATCTATATACAAACCTTTATTGCCAATCTCACACAAGGGTCGAACACTGTTTGTTTCGGCAACAGAATTATATAATTTGATATTTGTGGGATTTACAGTGTTGTTTAGGCCACGTTGACTTAGTATTGTAACATCTCTTTCAAACCTATGCGACTCGCTGACAAACTTTTTGCCAGGTTCAAGAGGGTCACGGACACCGTAACTGGGATACACACTGCCAAATTTAGTAGATTTGGTCAGCTGAAATGCATCCATGCCTAATTTTACAGCAAGAGATTGCAGGTAGTCCACATGATCTTGGTTAAATTTAAATGCTATAGCAGCCCAAATCAAGCGACACTTGCTGGTGGCTCTTAAAGTTTCGATACCCAACGTCGTTGACACAAAATCACTGTTTACACGGTATACATTATTACTGGCATTATCGTAGCCGTCTATGCTAAAATGAACAGTGTCTTGCTGGGTCAATACTGCTCCTAGTTCTTGCCACCACTCTGGTTTCTTATGCGAACCGTTGGTAATAATAACTATCTCTACAGGCTTAACACTTTTGATATATTCTATCACAGATATAAGATCGTGTGCATATATGGGATCCCCGTCGTCTCCGCAGAATGTAATCTTCTCTAGATTGGCTAAAATAAATTCTGGTGTAAAGTTTCTTTTAAAAAACTCTAAGTCCAACTCGGTATTAACCAAACTATCCGGCACTTCTTGTCGTGCGCAACGTGGACAACGTAGCGTACACTTGCTCGAAATTTCAATGTGAAAATGCCACGTGGCTAACATAGTTGAACCTCTCTTTGCCATTGGTTTTCAAACACAGTTTTATTTTTGTTGGTAGAACAAGCACTGGTACATACCGCATTGGGTGTATCAGTGTTCCAGGATAGTTTAACAGTTTTTAAATCATCTTTAACAAAATCTCGTTGAGTAGATCCCAACCAACAACAAGCACTTAAATGACCTTGTGCATCTAGGTACATGCTTTTTTCTTTCAGCGCATGACACTTGATAAGGCCGCGTTCGACTGTGGGCTCGTGCCAACCAATGGGAAATTCCAAACGATCAGTAAAGCCACGTTTTGAAACCTTGGCTCGAAACCATTTAAAGCCCATTTTGCAAGCCAACTGTTCACAGGCATCCACTTGATGTTGGTTGTGTTTATAAACCAACATGTCCCAGTGGGCCGAGCCGCCAGCAGCAATGTAGGCTTCGGCATTGCTCATTAATTTGTCCCAATTTACATTCTTGCGGTAAACATGATTGGAATCTTCTAACCCGTCAATGCTGAACACACAATAATCTTTTGTACCATTAAATAATTTTCCCAATTCGTGCCACCAAAATGTACTTTGAACAGCACCATTGGTATTCATGCCAAGCACAATGTCGGGATTGACAGATCTAAAATAGTTGTAGATGTCCATGGTATAACGACCAGCTGCTGGATCTCCATAGTTGCCGCACATGAACATTTTGTCTAGCTTTGCAATGGCCTTGTCCGTGAAATGTCGCTGTATAGATTCTACACGAAGATGGTGCTTGTTGTTTTTGTTAAAATCAACATCGGTCTCTCTAGCACACAAAGGACATGCTGCCTGACATACATCAGTGGGTTCAATGTGTAAAACTCGAATCTTACGCATGTTCCACATCCGTGCTGTAACTGGTATAGCCGTTTTCTTTGACCACACGCAGGATATTTTCCACACGGCCGGCCAACTCGTCTCTATGGCTCACAAGCCATATGCTCTTGTGACGTTCTCTGCTCATTTGTTTGAGCAAGGACAGGGCATTTTCCACACCCGACGTGTCCAGCCCCGAGTCAATCATCTCGTCAATAAACAACACATTGATCGGTTGGTATAGGCTTTCAAACACATCACGGAAAGCCCAGCTCATGCTTAAGATCAATCTATTGCGCTCACCCCGACTCAAGTTATCAAAATCCAACTCACGACCCAGCTCTTCAATGCTGACAGTGAGATCATTCTGGAAAATCACAGTGTGTGGCAGGCCAATTCTATCCAAGTAGTAGGTGAGTCTGGCATTCAGGTAACTGAGATTCTGTTCGATGATCTTTTTACGGATAAATGAATCTTTGCTGGTCAGCAGTTTGAGCAAGAAGTCTTGATGTTCTTGTAGTCTAGTAAGATCATTCAAGTCATCATAGGTCACGGTTTGTAAAGCCTGTGCCTGCATTTCTTCAATCTGTTCGCCGTACGGATCAAGTTCGGCTCTCTTGCTGTCTATCTGTTGTTGCAGATTGCTCACGGTACTGCGATGTTGGATAGCATCTTCTTCTCGATCGTAGAACATCCGGGGAGGCCGGCCCAACGGGCCCAGGGCGGCGTGGGCAGTCTCAAGTTCTGCCAAGAGCTGTGTATGCTCCTGGCATGCCGCTCTTGCCGAATCCAGATCCGCCTGCTTTGCTGCCACCACTTGTTGGTGCTTATGGTCGTGGAAAGCCTGCCCGCACGTATGACATTCGTGATTTGCCAGCGTCTCAATTTCTTTTGATAATTTGGAAATTGTTTTTGCTTCACGGTCACGGTCCAATTTCGTTCGGCTGATCTGCGCCGATAAATCGTTGAAATCCTTCCTTCTTTGATCCCATGCTTTGTGCGCTTTGTGTGCCGCAATCTCGTCTTCGATCTGTATATTCTGTAGCGACTCGAGTGCTTTCTCAAGTTCCTGGACGTCTTCGGCATGTTTAGTGACCCATAGTGTCTGTCTGCGTTTTAGCGCAGTGATCTGTTCTTCAATACGTCGGTTGGCATCTTGCACAGCACGGATACGAAATTCTTCTTGCGTGATTGAATCTTTGGTCTGTCTGTTCAGTTCCTTGATTCTATCTGCCCGCTCGCTCAGCATGGTAATGCCCAGCAACTGCTCAATAATAGTGCGTTGGTCATTGGCTTTAAGACTGAGAAATGGTTCTGTGTAGGTGTTCAAGGCCAGGATATGTTTGAACATGTCATGGCTGAGACCCAGGGTCTGTTCAATGGCTTCCTGTGTTTCTCTTGAATCACCCTGGGCATTGTCCGTGGCCGACTGTTCTTGATCGTCGACAAAAAATCGTAGCA